TTCTGACTCACCCATTTGAGGTGTCATCGGGGGTTTGCCCGTTATCATATTAGCAGCTAATCTACCGCCACCACCAAATGCGCCACCCAAGGCAAAGCCACCAGCTGCAGCATTGAGTAGCCTATTATGTAGCTTAATCATATCCTCTGGGGTATCAGGAACTAATTTACCAGTTTCACCGATATATTGTGCATATTCCTGTGCCGCTTCCGTTGGTGTTTCAGAGATAACCCCTTCTAAAGACGCAACACCTACACGCCTAGCTTGTTGTGCAGCTATCAGGGTCTGAGCAGAGGAAACATCTTTAATTGCCTTTTGAGTGGTACTTAATAAAGCTTCCTCGGCTGCTGCATTAGTGTAGCCTTTCTTGACAAGGTTAGCTACAACTTCTTTTTGAGTTGCCTTACTAAAAATGCTACCAACAACACGACCAATAGCTAGCTCTTCTAAAACAGCTTGAGTAACACCTGATGATATAGCTAGCGCAGGGTTTTTAACTTTTTGTGCATTATATGTAGTGCCAGTGTAAAGAACTGCAGGTAATGCTAATGATGCACCATAAGTAAAAGGTGCTAGAGCAACAGCACCCATAGAAGCAACCATCTGAGGTGCAGAAGAAGCTGCTGTGCCTAATAGCCAATCAGCAGTTTTCATAAACCCGTCTAGCTTCCATTTACCATCTTCACCGAAAGCCTCACCACTCCGTAGGTAAGGTAGGTCTTCTAAATTAGATTGAATAGCATTTACATTTCTAGCAGCTAAGTCTTGAATATCCTTCTGATGAGTCATGTCACCTATCATACCAAGACTAGCCCATGCACCCTGCTTCATACTTTGATAACCCGAGTCTAACCCAGTCCATAAATTGCTTTTAGCTTCACCTTTATAGTCTTCATCACCTTGGATAAAGCCAGGGCCAGAATAGTATTCACTCTTACCATTATCATCAAGAGATGCACCATACTGTTTAGCAGTTGTAGCAAGAAGCTTGCCCGTAAGCGGTGCTAGGTTACGTTCTGCAGTGAGGAAGTTGAGCATTTGCATACCGGGGGTAGGTGCGGTACCTTGAGACTTAGCTATTGCTCTTTCAAGGTCACCATAATCACGGGTAGCAACATCTGCTTGGGTAGGCATAAATGTATTAGCAAGACCATTACGCAGTAAATACTCTGAAAGCAGTTGACCTTCAGCATTAGCCAAGTCACCTAGCTCTCGACCATATTTATCCTTAACCCCAATAGTTACAGGATTGGTGTACCCACCCTCAGTAATAATTTTATGGGTAAACAATCGTTGGGTATCAGCTCCTAACTCAGAGGGCTTAACACTTTCTGCAGTGTCCCCAATCTTTTGAGTCTCATAAGCATTAATACCTTTAATACGAACCTTCTTGCCCTCATTAGTTGTAAAGGTATCTGCATCAACTAAATAGCCACCACCGGGTAAGCTAAAGTCTTGTGCGTCAATCCCATCGATTGATTCTGCCATATATTTAATCCTTTTTAGGTTTTAATTTACTCATCGCAAATTGATAGAAAGCAGATTCATTATCTGAATCTTTCCATTTGGTTTTCTCACCTTGATATTCTTGGTAAAGTGCTTTAAGCTTTTTAACTTTTTCGCCTTCAACTTCGGAAGGTGTCTTACCTGTTACTGACGCTCTTGCTTGATTGTTTAAAGTAACTAACTTAGTTGGTGTCATATCTTTAGTAGCATCACCCTTCCCAAGTTGAAAAGCATCTCTAGCAAGGCCAACCTTATGCTGAAATACCTCTGCATCAATGTATGGTGCAAAGTCAATTACTTTATTCTTACCATGAGCATCTGCAGCAGCTTTAGCCATCGCATTGTTAATCATTGGTCTGATAGCAAGAGCAACATCCCTATCTGATACATCCATACCATTACGAATAGCTGCATTAGTTGCTTGATCGGCATACGTTTGTGTAGTACTTACATTAGCCCACTTAGGATTAGGTTGTCCTTTGCTATCAGTCATTTGGCCAAGGGTTTTCTCCAGCTGCTCTTTAATCACTGCGTTGGTATGCTTAGAGAAGTCCTCAAGATGCTTAGTCTGTGCGGCACTACCATGAACGCTAGCTTCATAAGGGACAATACTACGGGTATCACCACGGCTTGCTACAGCTTGTTGATACTGCTCAGGGGACATTCCTGTTTGTGGATTTACCCAAATAGTATCACCTTTACGCTTACCAGTCATTACTGTTTGCTTTTCAAAGTTAATTGGAGTGCGAGCATTAGGCCCGGATTCAAAGGCATAAGCTTTAATATCTCCTGAGCGAGTTGTAGTAGTTCTAGGTACACCTAAATCAGCAGGATCTTTGGAAGCCATATATGCTTTAATTTGGGGTGCAGTATGACCAGCATCAATTAGCTTACCCTCAAGCATTTTATTTTCAGTGGCCTCTTGTGCACCACGTTTATCAGCAGCTTGCAATACATCCTTAGCAGCATATCGCAATGATCCACCTGTGGAACCACCCGTAAGCATACCACCTGCAGATACCAAGGCAAATCGCATTAGCTCCTTATCGTTGAATAAACCACTAGGGCCAAACACAGAAGAAATTGCATTAGCTAACCAACCCTTTTTATCTTCTTCGGTACCTGGCTTTTGGCTAACATCTGCAACAAGCCGATCTAGGTTTTCTTGCTGATCTTTAGAGTAATTAGCAATCGCAGTATCACGAACCTCAGGGGCTATTGTTTCAGCTACAGGCGTTGCTGAAGCGGCGGGTACAGCAGGAACTATATTAGCAGCTACTCTGGCTTGTTCAGCTTTTTGTTTCATAACAGGTGTAGCCTGTGCCTCGGTTACTGGCTGAGGGATATAGTCACCACGAGCGATAGCTTCACGCTGTGGAATTGATTTAGCACCTTGGCGGGTAATACTCGGATTACCAAAAGCAGCACCACCCTCATTACTAGCAAACCCAAGTCCAACAGGTAATGGTGGAGGTAATTGTGCCTTTGTAACTGAAGACTTATCTTGCCCAGCAATCTTATTAAGAGTTCTATCAAGCCATGAAGTAGGCTCAGGAGGTGCTTCTACTTGTCCAGGAGCAAACCCAGCATACCTGCCTTCATGCTTAGTAATTACATCTGCCATTGCAGGAATCATTTCGGGTGGTACTTTTTCATTAGGACCAATACCTAATGCACCACCAACAACTGCTTTGTAAGCTGCTGTATTGTTCTCAGGCTTACCGTTAACAGTTTCAGGAGCATACTTTCCAATTGTTTGTCCTAATGTTAATCCTCTTTTCTGGGTATCCAATGCTAATTGATTCTCTAAAGCTTTTCTACCTTCGTCATAAGATTGAAAGCCTGCAAAATTACCACCACCGGGTTTAGCCTCACCCCTAACAGCTCCTTGTTGTCCAACATAAAGTAAATTTCCAGGATTCTGATTTCGTTCTGCAAACGATAATGGGGTCTCTGAGATAACACTGGCAGGTGCTGGCACCCAATCAGTAGCTGATGTAGTTACACCTTCAGTACCATCAACATATCCTGCCTGAGCACTACTACCACGATTAAACTGAGGAACACTCACAGTACCATCAGCAAAGCCGGGCTCATCTGGTCGACCTTGAGCAAAGTCAGGTACACCAGTAACTCCTTCTTCCCATTTAGAAGCATTCTTAGCGAAGTTAGCCTGCTTACGTGTTGAAGAATCATAGTGTCCTTCAGGTGCTCTAAGAACCTTAGTAGCGAACTCCTGAACACCCATACCCGCTGCATTAGCTTTAGCTGTGAATAGACCTTCATGGGATTCCTTAATATGGATTGAACCATGAGCCAACTCAGGAACCTCAGTAGTACCCTCAGCGTAACCCATCTTGTGCTTACGGGGACCAACCTTAGGGATAGTGGCTAAGTTGTTTTGCAGCTGTACCACACCAGTCAAGCCACCAACACCTACAGTACCTTGGGCATACCCATCACGACCCTCAGCAACCATTCTACGAATAGCATTTTTATTCTTTGGATCTTGAGCTGCTGATCTAGGAATCACAGCTTCACCGGGAGTAAGCATAGCGGGAACAGTATCTGTTGGACCTGCTTGACCTTCACGGTGAGGTGCTGCCTGAGTACGACTACCTAAAGGTGACTTTTGTTCTTGTAGTTTAGCTTGGTGGGTCTGCTCTTTGTGGCCAAGCTTCTGATTAGCACCACTAGCAGCTTCCTGAAGCTTAATCTCGTGGAGTTGTTCCTTACGGGATTCTTCCCGTTCCATCTTGGTACCTTCACGGGCTTCTTGAGCCTGCATCTTGAGGTATTCGCGATGTTGTTTTCCACTTAGTGGTGCGTTCATATTTATTTACCTTTCGTAGCTTGATGTGCAGCGAATAAACCGAGTGGGATAAGAGCAGCAGGGCCAAGAGCAGCCATAGCAGCAGGAGCAGCAGCACCCATACCTGCCATAGCACCACCACCAGCTGCAGCAGTACCCGCACCTAATGCGCCTGCAGTAGCTGCTTCTGTAGCTGCCAAACCAGCAGTGGTAGCTGCTTCAGCACCCGCCATAGTAGCAGCAGCAGCGGGAGCACCCGTAAGTGTAGTGGCTTCAGCCATAGGCACAGCACCTGCAGCTAATGGAGCTGAAGGAGTAGCTGCACCGATGTATGCTGTCTTACCTGCCTCATATGCATTAGGGATTGCATTCACTGCACCAGTAGTAGCCATACCACCCAGCATATTACCCATAGGGTCTGCAGCGGGTCTACCGGGTTGCATCTCAGGGGTTTGTTGTACTTGAATTGTGTTGCTCAAAGGAGCAGCTGAAGGCTGACTAGCCCATGCCCAAGGATCTTGTGCCATAGTTATTTACCTCCTTGAGTTTGAGATTGTTTAGCAGGGGAGCCATACACTGTAGAAGCATATCGCTGTAGCCCTTGCCAAGGTGCATCAGCTTGCTGCTGTTCAATAGTTCTTTGTTGACCACCCAAAGCACCTAAAGCACTTGCTTCACCAGTAGCTAAACCCGCACCAGCACCAACTGAAGAGCCAAGCCCTTGTTCAGCTGCCATTTTATTAGCAAAGTTTTGTTGTGCAGCTTGTTGGTCAATAGTAGCAAACTGAGCAGCAGTAGCTGCATCTTGTGAGCCTTGTTGAACTGCTTGACGCGCTGAACCTAGCGTTCCAGAGGCACCATATTGACCACCTAAAGCAGCAGTCTTTTGACCAGCTTCAAGGATAGCTTTATCTTTAAGGGCACCAGTGTCGTAGCCACCTGAGGTAGCTGCTTCTTTAAGACGAGCTTGCTGCTCACCCAATGCGCCAAGACCTGCTTGGGTAGTTGAGGTAATATCACCAGCACCTGTTGTGAATGCTTGCTCTTGCAATCTGGATGCGCCTGCTACTTTAGATAATGCACCAGAGCCATACTGCGTTTGTGCTTCACCCATAGCCTGCTGGATAGCTGGCTTAGCCCACGCAGGAATACTCTCAGTAGTCTGCTGTTGGCCACCACCACCACCGTAATGCTTGGTGATCTTAATTCTCTTAAATTTCATATTGTTCCTTTATAAATCTTTACGCATCACGACATACGCCTGCTTAAAACCGGGTACGTACTTTGGTAGTGTCTTAGCCCATCCTTGCCTGCCCCATTGTTCGCAACTCTTACATCCAGAGTCTCTAGCAAACTGCTCTACCACAGGGAACATCTTAGATTGCTCTTCAAAGTTACTACCTGAAAATAGGATAATGTGGAGTGTCTTATGCTGTGCGTAGTTGAGAATCTCAGTAAGGCCTGCACCAATGATCTTATCATCCTCAATAACAACCCAACATTGAGCTACATTGTTAAGGATTTTATTCATGTAGTCCGTCATGGAAGACTCACCTTGACCTGTGTCACGAGCTAAGGAGAGGATGGGCGCAATAGTTGGCCAGTGCTGGAGTGCTTCTTCTGGGGTTGTCTTGTGGATTTTCATTTTGAAGTTCCTTATTATTATAAAAATTGAGACCCTTCAGCTACAGCAGCCAGCATTAATTCCCCGGGAGGGTTATTATATATAGGACTACCATAGTTACTGGCTAATCCACTAGTTCCCCATCTAGTTAAAATGCTATTACCAGATATTTTAGCAACTCTTGCATAAAATGTTTGTGTGTTGCCTATAAGCATTGATGCTCCTGAATTGGGAGTAGAAAATAACAATATAGGGGTAGTAAGCATGGAGATATCCCCAGTATTAGCTGAGGAAATTGTTTGGCTAGGTGCTTGCTGTATATAACCACCTCCCGAATAGGTTGAGGGATCACATGCAACAGTAGTAACTAACAAACTTGTTTTAAATATAATATGGGGTTGTGTGCTAAGATAACTAACCCCATTGGTGGCATTAAACACAGCAACACCTACCCCAGTATGAGCATTAGCGTTCACGGGTAGTTTATCAAAACAATAAACAATTGGTTGAACTTCTGCAAAAAACTCCATAACCCATCTGTTAGGTATAGTAGCATGGCGATTTATATAAGACAAAGCGCAGTACCCTGAACATGAGAAATGAGGAATAATACCCAGTGAATCCGGAGCATCAATATAAAAATCATAATAAGACAGCAAAGGGCTAGTTAATCCAATAGCATTATGCGCATTAATATAATAAGCGTTGAAAGGTGAACCGCTAGAAGATAATAATGCCCTACCCTTATAAACTATATTATATGTTTTATCGGAAATAGTAGTTTGTCCTATATCATTTGTAATTTTAATTCCAGGTATCATTTTGCAAATATTAAAAGTTTTGTTGAAGAGTGAGGGGTAGGCCCACCAGAGGGTGCATACGATATTGTTGGTATACCCCCAGAATACGACACGGATATATCATGTAGTCCAAAGGCACTAGCACTGACTGTCATCTTACCAATTGCTAGGGTAAGACCCTCAAGCTCTGGAAAAGTAATACTACCAGTTGTGTCTGCTGATATTATAATAACATCATAAAAAACCAAACCACCAATAGTACCATCAATAATCTGCCCATTATCCTGCTTAATCCAAATGCCATAACTCATACCGACAAGTCTCCTATTTGAACACGCAAACCAGTAGTATCTGAAGTACTAGACGCGTCGTATACTTTTATAACATTGTTTTTTATGACCAAACGAGCACCGTAAGTTCCAGACGGGGTTGTGCTAATAACAGTGTTGCCTGAAGAATCAACTGTAAATTTATTGTTAATATTTAGGGTGCCGCCTGTAATGCTGGACCCATTAATACTACCACCACTAATAGTACCCCCTGTAATAGTTCCTCCGCTAATAGTATTTCCAGTAATAGTACTGCCAGTAATACTAACAGCATTTAAGCTACCAGCAGTGATGCTCCCCATATTCGCAGTAATGGCTGCAAGGTTATTCACAGTCATCTTATCAGCTGTAACAGCACCTGCGTAAATCTTTTCAGTAGTTACTGAGCCAGCTTCAATCTTAACTGCCGTAATAGCACCTGCAGCAATTGCTTGCGCACCAATAGTTAACGCGGCAATTTTATCTCCAGTAATAGTATTAGCATAAAACTTATCACCCGTGATAACCCCGCCTTGAATGTTGTTAGCTACAATAGCATCAGTTGCAATCTTACCAGCTACAATAGCATTGGCTGCGATAGTATCAGCAACTACTGCACCTGCTGCAATTTTAATGGAGGTAATAGCACCAGCAATAATATTATTAGCAGTTACTGCGTTAGCACCAATTTTATTTGTATTGACAGCACCATCAACAAGATTATTAGTATTAACCACATTACCATTCAAGGTCATCTGTGTACCATTATATGATATATTGGTGGTTGGATTACCTAAAGCAAAAGTACCATTACTATTAATAATGCCACCTTCACCTGTCATAGTAGTAATGCTAACAGCGGGTAATGCACCTACTGATAATGTTCCACCAGTAATAGTGCCTGCAGTAATACTACCCATATTGGCAGATAATGCTGATAGGTTAGCTACTGTGATCTTATTAGCTGTAACAGCACCCGCTTGTATATTAGCAGCAGTAATTGCATCAGTTGCAATCTTACCAGCTACAACAGCACCAGCTGAAATGGTATTAGCTGTAACAGCGTTAACAGTTAACGACCCAGTAGTCGGTTCAATAGCTGCAATGCTAGTCTTCGCAGCAGTAACTGCATTAGCTGCAATTTGTAGAGTACCTACAGAGTCAGTATTAAGATTACCTGTTGTAGCATTTAAAGCTGCAATAGCGGTCTTAGCTGCTGTCACTGCATTAGCTGCAATTTGTAGAGTACCTACAGAGTCAGTATTAAGATTACCTGTTGTAGCATTTAAAGCTGCAATAGCGGTCTTAGCTGCTGTCACTGCAGCAGACTCAATCTGAACTGTACCTACTGTATTAGCGTTAAGGAAGCCGGTAGTGGAATTCAAAGCAGCTAGCGCAGTCTTAGCTGCAGTAATAGACCCGTCAAGTAGCTTAAGACTAGTGACAGCATCATTCACCAGCTGGGTGGTGCCTACTGTATTAGGATTAAGCAATCCAGTTAAAGGTGCAATAGCAGCAAGGTTAGTCTTGAGCGCGCTGACAGCACCATCTTTAATTTTAAACTCGGTTACTGCATCAGTTATAATCTGTGCCGCTGATACTGTATTCGGTTTCAACCCACCCAGCGCCTGATCCAGTGCAGCCACATTAATCTTAGTAGCAGTAACAGCATTAGCTGCAATCTTAAGCTCTGTAACTGCAGCATCCATAATCTCATTATAGGTAATAGTAGCTGCAGGAACAATGCTATCCAAGTCAATAGCTAAACCAGAGTCAACAAGCCATTTATAGGATGGCTGTGCAGTAGCTAGGCTAAACTTAATCTGCCTACCACCAATAATGAGGTAGTAAAGAAAAGTTAATGAACCAAAACCTGATGGTGACTTATACCAAGTATAGTCTGCGGGGTTAGTGGATTCAGTTGATGATGCACTGTTGTAAATACCCCAGTACATTTTGTAGGTTGGTGTATTAGAGAACCCACCACCAACATTATCATCAGCATATTTAACGTGGATAAACTGGAATGCATATCCTACTGGCTCCCCACTGGCAGGGCTTACTGAAACAGTTCCTCCTGCTCCAAACCCATCAGCTGCCTCTATATTTAAATTGTACAGCCAAGCGTCTAGGTCATCAATACCCGTGATGGGTGGATTAAGCATAATTATCTCCTATCTGCTGGTCTAGCGTCTAATGCAAATGCGGCAAGACGCCAATAGTCATTTGATGTAATTCTGTAATTCAATACCCTACCATTAACTCGCGGGTCTACCTTGTAACCTTGTGATCGTTCATTGTTAGGTAGGAATGTAAATGTATCTTTAATATTTGGTGCATCAACTGATAAATCAAAATCATCCACATAGTTATTTTGCCCAACTACTCTAATGGTGATAGATGCTGTAGAAGATACTTTATCGAATATAGGGTAGATAGCATTGATAAGTGTACTACCTGTAACATCACCTGTATTAAGCTTTTTCTTCTCTACATAAGAAGGGTAGCTAGCTAGTGCTGTACCATTCCACATCAAGTAGTTGTCATCAGTTACAAGTGTTTGTGTGGTATTGGTAGTCATGTAGACAACTTCCTTAGCATGCTGAAAGGTAGTGCCAACGTTGGCAGGGCCACTAAACCCGTAGGTGTTACCCACCAATGATCTCTTAGACCATGTGTTGTTCTTGTATTGGTAAATCAAAGCTTCAGTACATACTGTGGAACTACCTTTAGGGTAGCAGATCCAGATCTCTTTGTTGTATGGATTCTTTACAACATATACCTTGTTAACTAGTGTCTTGTTTAGGTTACTGAAAAAGTATTTCTTAATCCGGAAGTCAGCAAGTGACTGAATACTACCTGAACCATTATGAACATAAATATCATTACGATCAACTACAAAGTGGTTACCATCGAACTCACATACGCAGTCTGTGCTGAGTATACCATAAGATTTTGAGTATGGAGAGACGCGGGTGTTTGAGCCAATAGTTAAGATGTTAATGCTATCTTCAGAATAAACAAACATGTTGCCTCTTAGCTCAAGCATATCAAGGATAGGGCTGGTTGAGCTAAGTTCAAACTCATCTGCAGTGTCTGTAGTCAATCCGGGAAGCCATACTTGCGGGATATTACCAGTAGCTGCTTGTGTAGAGATACGGATAGTTCCCGGAGCACTAGTAACAACACCATCTTGATTAAGTGTTAGGTTAGCTGCAACTAGTGAGTAGTTCAATGAGCGTACCACCTTAGCTGTTACGGTAAGTCCTGTGAGGTAGTTCCACCCTGGTAATGGCTGGAATGAGCTACCTGCTGTGGTGCTACCGTATAAGCAGTACAGCGGTGTTGAGGTGCCGTTATTAATTACAATAGCAAATCCACCGTTAAACTGTGTTGCTTGCCAGTCACTGCTGTTGTATACTGCATCATTACTGGAAAGCATAGATGCAGAGTTACCAGCGGCATCTATCCTTACAGCGTATCCATTTTTTAGGAAGATGTTATAGCCTTGATCGGGACGTCTCCAGTGTATCCCAAAGTCGGGAACGATAGATACTGTCCTACCTAAAGCTTCCCCTGTGATTGTTTGAACTGCGTTATCGTCAAAGCGAACATTCAAACAATCTGTGAATGTGTTCATGGGAACTAACATGGCAGGGAGATCTGTATTGAGTCCTCCTGCACCTAAGTCTTTAATTTGGTCTGCCATGTTACTCCTTTAAATATTTTCTTGATAGAACATTCTAACAAGTTTACCTACAATATCTGAGCGAACAATATCACTCAGACCAAACTCAACAACTGGTAAATCAATACCATTTCTTTCGCACATAGCAGCAAATGAAAGAATACCACTGCCACGACCAACATCACTCTGGGTAGCGTCACCACAGAGAATCATCTTGGAATTTTCACCCATACGGGTTGTGACAGCTTTAAGTTCTTCAATGCTTAAGTTCTGTGCTTCATCAACAATAACCAGAGAATTTTCAAAACTACGACCCCGAATCACTTCCAATGGAACTAGCTGAATTACTTTCTTGTTCAGATAGTAATCATATTTAAACTTAGTTAGCTGCTTCTCCAACACACTGATAATAGGGAACAACCAAGGTTCCAACTTTTCATCAGCCGTACCCGGAAGGAATCCCAGAGTACTGCCCACACCCACATTAGCACGGGCAAGTATGATATGATCATACCCACCAGCTAAGAATAGTTGAGCTACCTTAGAGGCAGCGATATAGGTCTTACCCACACCTGCACAGCCTAGTGCTACGGTAATAGGGAAGTCACTAATAGCATCAAGCAGCATCTGCTGATTCTTATTCTTAGGTTGAATATGGAATGAACGTTCTGCGGGTTGACGTTCACGTTGTTGTTTTTGATTTCTTTTCAAAGTAGTCCTTTAGATTAATAAACATTCAGCTTGTCTACGGAGGTAAAGCCCTTTAAGAACCTTACCACCACCTCTTGTCCAGAGCATAAGCTGCTCTTTAGTACCTACCCAGTCTTGGGCATTAATCTTTTTCCTTAGTGTGGAAGATTTAAGTCTACCAACACCTAGGTTATATGTGAAATCAACAATAGCATTAAGTATACTAGGGTGATCTATCAAGCTAGGACATAGCTTTAGAACTGCAGGTAAATAAGTATACCACAACTCATGCTGAAGTAATTCACTAGCTTGCTGTTCGGTTATTGGTGTATCTTTAAGTGTGACCTTAACACCACTACTATAGTAGGTATTACCATATCCTATAGTAGGCACACCAGCAGGGCATAAGTAAGGGGTACCACTAAACCCTTCAAAGTGTTTACATAGCTCCTTAGCTAAGGAAAGGTCCACCCCTATTAGGTACCGACTACTAGATTCTTGCCCCATGACTTCTTAGAAAGTCTAGTAGGATATACCCACCACCTACAATGAAGGCCCATACTAGGCCACCTAGGGTTTTCTCTATGATAGCCTTACGAAGTTCAATAGATTGAGCCTCCTTCTGAATAGCCATCTTAACCCATCGTTCTTCATCTTCAGATAAATTACTTGATGTTGATTTAGTTTGAATAGCAGAAGCAATATCAGCTATAAATTCTTTTCGCTCTTCTGGTGTCATTATTTACCCCGTTTAAATAGTGCTCTATCGGCTAAATAAATACCAAGAGCAGCGCCACATAGCCCCCATCCATTTTCATCCAATATAAAGTCTACTTGGTAGTAGTATATTGTAATAATAATGATAGACCATGTTGCTACTAATGGGCGTATTACACCATTCCAAGCATCAATAAATTTAATACCAATGGATTGGGTAGTGCCTTTAACAGCTTCTAACCAAGCATTTGATTCGATAATAGAACTATCTGCAGTAGACTGTTCCCGGATAACCTGAATACCAAGCTCTGCTTGTGTCTTCATAGCCTCTATATTTCGGGAATGCATCTCTGCGTCAAGTGTTCCTTGTAAGCGCAATAGCTCAAGCTCGTGTTGATTGTCTTGTTTCTTGTTAAGGAATGAGGATAACTCACCCCATAACATCCGGAAGATAGATCCCCCGAGAAAGGATATAAGGGAAGTTATCATATTGTTATTCGGCTAGCACAACATCTTGCGGCTTAGCCAATTCATCTTTGAGCAGCTTCAGGAATGCATCCTTGCCCACTTGCAGTTGTTGCAGTTGGAAGTTGGTTGAACCAATCTTGCGATCTAAGTCCACTGTGTGATTCAACAACAAGATTTGTTGCTCGTTGAAGTTGTCAACGTTGTGTTCAATACCGTCTATCGTGACAATTTGAGGGCTTTTTTCTTTGCTCATTTTGTTTTCCTTTTAAGTTGTTTGCTGCCAAAGCGGGTGGCAGCTTCCCGTTTTCTTATGCCGACCAAGGCAGGGGCAACACTACCTGAGTTGGATTAACCTGTGCCTCAATCTGGCTATCCATCGACGCCTCGTATGCAGCCACCAGATCAGCGCCTAGAGCACCTTTCACCCAGCCGATAGCCTGCTCAGAGGTAATGTCGGCGTAGGGCGTGTAAGGCGATCCTGCTGTGTAGACCAGAGGAACTACATTGTAAGCAGAGGCGGAGTAAGTGCCGTCTGTGCCTGTGATCGTCCAAGCAGCTTGAAAAGCTACATCGGTTTGACCTTCAGCTTGCGGGTAGCAAGTGAGTTGATTGACTGACCAAGTTTTGATTACGGGTGTCATAGGGTTCCTTTATCTGCCAGAGCAGAAGTTGTTAATTCGCGCAGGGTGAGCATCAGGACGGGCCACAGCATCACCGCATACTTTGCGTAGGCAGCAGGCAGGAAGCTGGAGATAAAGCCGCTATTAGCTTCGACGATGGTCAGGAGCGCACCGAGGAGGGCTACCCAGTACGTTTTGCTTTGGAGGCGTTGGATGAGGGGGTTCATTTGGCTTCCAATACAGCTATGCGTTTACGCAGAGATTGAAGTTCAGCTACGAGGTTGGCAATGACTTCAGAGGAGGACGCTTGCATGGCTTGGTATTTAGGCTTACCGTCAGCACCCACTTCATCCTTAACACCTGTGACAGCGTTAGGGCAGACCGCTTGAAACTCATGCGCAATAAAGCCAGCGTCTTTGCGACCATCGGATGTCCACGTCCAAGTAGTTGGCTTCAGGGCATCAATGAAATTACCTGCCTCAGTTAGTGGCTGCTGGTTAGCTTTTAGGCGGTAGTCGGAGGTGACGTTGTAGAGAACGCCTGTGGTTCCTGCTTGGGTAATGGAGCCTATTGCAGTTCCGTTGTAACCGAATGCGGCGTAGTATGTCCCCGTAGCAGTACCGTTAACGTGGCTGACAGTAAGGTAGGTGTTTAGGTAATTATTAAACGAGCAAGAGTTGCTATTCTGTATAGCTGCCCCCGTCTGACCCACCAACAAATTCCCACTAGCATCCAGCGTCATGGCCTGTGTGAATGTAACGGCGTTGCCTGCTGTGCCGGAGGGGGCATTGTTCCAAGTGTGCCCACCGGGAGTTTGCTCATACTTAAAAGCAGCACCTAGATCACCCGATACTCCGTCCTTATATCGCCAAACAGCACTGCCGGGATCTGCTGATCCTGTAGGGTACGAATTACTGGACATATACGCGTTGACATACGGCCCACTCTGTAAAGCGCCAAACCATGCGCGGCCAGTATTAAACGAAGTTCCCGACGAAGCCGAAGGAGTAACCCCCAAGCCGAGGTTGCCGGAGGCGTCAATGATCTGGCGTGGATTACCATCGCCATCACTCAAGACGATGTAGTTGCTGGCAGTGCGAATGTCGAGGCCACCTTGGTTGCCGTTGTAGCCTCCTAGGATGGTGTTCTTAGAGCCTGTGGTGATTGCATATCCCGCACCGTTGCTACCATTAGCACCAACAAATGTATTCTGAGTACCTGTTGATAAGTACCCAGCTTGTGTTCCAACAAAAGTGTTCCAGTTGCCCGTTGAATTTGTATACCCTGCTTGGTAGCCAGCGCAGTAATTTTGAGCGCCAGTTGTGTTGCTGTACGCTGCTTGAGTACCTACGGCAGTGTTGTTAGAGGCTGTGGTGGTGCTAAATCCAGCCTGAAATCCCAAGGCTGTGTTGTAGTTACCCGTAGTGTTCAACCTAAGAGATGCTGAACCTAAAGCTGTGTTGGCAGATCCCGTAGTTATTAGCATACTATCAGTGCCAACCGCGCTATTACCTGTCCCTGTGAGGTTAGATGCTAACGCTTGATAACCAACTCCAAGATTATTAGTGCCTGTAGTATTGGCCTGAAGCGCAGCAACCCCCACCGCAGTATTCGATGCCACATTTCCAGAACCGCGACCGACTACCACGCCGTTAAACGCTGCGTCTGTTGTGCTTGTTACTGTGCCGGTTACTGCTAGTCCTGTGGAGGAGGTGTCGGTAATCGTAACCCCGTTAATCCGTCCAAATACACGAGCTGGTGCCTCTAGGCGTAACCCGTTTACATTGGCAGAGGCTTGAAGATTTAAGTATCCAGCGTCATTAAATATGCGACCTAGAGAAACACCACCACCGTTTTGAAAATCAATATTACTGCCTACCGATGTGTTTAACGTAAGCTGGCCCGTAGCCCCCAGCGTAGTAAAGTTCCCCGCCAGCGGAGTCGTTGCCCCAATCACCACGTTGTTGATCTGGTTGCCCCCGCCTGACACTGTGCCGCCTAGGGTGACTGCGTTGAGTGTGGGTGTGCCGCCAAGTGTGTAAGCGCCAGCTACGGTGCCGCTGAGTGTGGGGGAAGTAGCCTTTACAAAGGTACCTGTACCTGTTCCAGTGTATTCAGCAGAAGTTAAATGGAAATACTCAAGAGCAGTACCTCCTTGCAAATTAGCTAGATCATTATGATCAGCTACTGTAGTTCCAGCAAATACCGCAGTAAAAGCCGAGTCAATTTGCGTAGCTGTAACTGCTGCTTGTGCCACTACAATTCGACCTACCAAAATAGCCATTGAGGTTAAAATAGCGGGAGGTGCGGGTGGAGCTGAAGCTTGAGCTTGTGCTAGGTTGTAGTTACCTGTTCCAAGAACATATGCCAATTTAGGGAGTGAATCTCCATCAAGATATCGATACACCCAGTTCACTGCATACTGAGTACCAGCACCACTCAAGGTAACTAAATTAGTGCCATTATCATATTGGTTATTGTTGTAAGTTGAAACAAGCGAGTTTGTCCAAACACCAGCCACATGATACCAGAACTCACAGTTGCTAAAAGCAGAAGTAATTGCGGGTTCAGTATACTCTGAAGAAGCATACCAGAGTGAACCCGCTGTAAGGGTTATAACCCGGCCTGTTGATTCGTTGATTGATAAACCAGAGGCCCGTTGAATACCATAAATCAGCAGAGACTTTTTATTGTTGGTGCTTGCGGTAGCTAAACCCCAGTCTACTGACTGGTGATGAACCTCAGTGCCGATACGATAAAGGGTAGCTGCACCAACTACACTCGAACCGTTGATAACTGAAAGATCAGTGGTTACTGAGAACACCGGATTTCCACCATTGTACGAAACAATAAGTGCATTTAAAGCGTTATCAGTCAATGCCAGCCCGGTTGCTGCAGGTACAATATAAGATTTGAAGTCTCCTGCAAACCCACCAGTTGAATACAACAAAACTTTGACTGAAGAACAGGACATTGTAGCCCCGCTACCCGTAATAGTAACAGCTGTGCGCGCCAAAACACCTGTAGTATTTGTATCAAAATCAAGTTGATGTACATAGGTGCTATTCTTAACAAACATACCTGTTGGTTCAACCCAGATATCACCATCTACGGGGGCAGAAGGGGCTGTTCCTACTGCAATACTAAGGGGCACTAAACTAGAAGTAGAAGCGGCAAGAGATACTGCACCAGTAGCATTTAAAGTTGTTACCTTAGCAGTACTACGGGTAGTGTTACCTATAGCTGTTCCATCAATAGCACCACCAGTAATCGCAACGGCACTTGCAGCTTGAGTTGCAATTGTACCCAATCCAAGATTAGATCTAGCTGTAACAACACTTTGCACATCTGATAGGTTATTAGCCACTAACAATACACCAGCACTTGATACATATGCAGCAGTCCATACTGTACCTGTATACACTTTCATAACATCACTAACGTTATTAAAATACAAAGCACCTGTAACTAAAGGGTTACCATCGTTATCCACTGAAGGATCAGCTGCTTTTTCCCCAAGGTATTTATCATCAAAATTATCAAAGGCAGCCAATGCTTGATCACGGGCCGCTGCTGCAGCTGTAGCTGAAGATGCTGCATTGGTAGCCTGCGTTGTAGCAATACTAGCTTGAGTGGTAGCTGTGGTGGCACCCGTAGTGGCGATACCAGCCTGTGTAGTAGCTGTAGTCGCTGAAGCTGCTGCTGCCGTAGCTGAAGATGCTGCATTGGTAGCTTGAGTAGCAGCAATACCCGCTTGAGTCGTAGCTGTGGTAGCACTTGCTGCCGCCGCCGTAGCTGAAGATGCTGCATTGGTAGCTTGAGTAGCAGCAATACCCGCTTGAGTCGTAGCTGTGGTAGCACTAGTAGTAGCGATAACTGCTTGTGCTGTAGCTGTGGTAGCGCCTGTAGTGGCAATACCAGCTTGGGTAGTAGCGGTGGAAGCAGCACCTGTTGCAACCCCCGCCTGAGCCGTAGCAATAACTGCTTGGGCTGTAGCTGTGGTAGCGCCTGTAGTGGCAATACCAGCTTGGGCTGTAGCTGTATTAGCGCCTGTAGTGGCAATACCAGCTTGGGCTGTAGCTGTATTAGCACCTGTAGTAGCGATAACTGCTTGGGCTGTAGCTGTATTAGCACCTGTAGTAGCAATGACTGCTTGTGCTGTGGCTATAGTAGCGGCCAATGTCGCAGTAGCTGCGCCTTCAGCAGTAATGTTAGTATAGTTAGCTGAGTTAGCAACTAACGCATCATCATACTCACCACCATTAGCAATACTTGCAGTTGATCCCGGTTTTTGTTCGTAAGCCATATATCTCCTTTAAATCAGACCATTAGAGTTAAAATTAGTTTGTACATTACCACCAGAGGCTCTACGAAACTTTTCTTCTTTATTTACAGAAGCTATATTATCAATAAATTTCCCTTGATATCTAGCTTCCATCTTATCATCAAATAGATATGCACCTAGATTATACAATGCACCCCAAATAAGCATACGCTCGTTTTGATCTCTTAACCAATTAGGTACCTCTTTTCCAGTATAATAGCTTGTAGTCACTGTAGTAATAGGTTGTGTATTAGCGTATACTTGCGCCTCCGCTAATGTAGCAAAGCACTTCTGGTTAATACCAGCACCTGCAAAATAAAGAGGGGTGTCTGTGCTAATACCCACTGCAAGGTATGGCTGAGCGGCATTGCTTAAACCAATAAGATAATTAATAGGGATAACAGAATACAATGCGTCCAATGCAGGTAATCTACGGTAGTAGTTAATCTCTACGATGGCACCAACAGCCAGCTGAGGGTGAATGAATACTTTGTTATCCATCCACATCCAATTGTATGAGGAATACTTCTCTGCATACATATCAAAAAATGTACGCTTGTCTGTAACTTCATGGAATACTTTACTAACGTTAGAGGGAAATGTAGAATATGGGGTATCAAAGTTACTCATAGCTACTGTTCTAAGATAGTTGAATTGTGTTAAGTCTTCAGGAATAGCAAATGAGGTATAAGCATTACCAAATGGCAAACCCAAACTATTTTCTCCTGAATTATCTGCCGCTGTAATAACATAGCGGGTTGTGTATTCTAGTGGGGGGATGCGTAAAGTTCTATAGCATTCATCTGCAGAATAGCTTAGGCAATCCTGAATGACGCTATCGGGAATACTGTTTGTCTCTGGTTTATTGGACCAGTCTCTTGTCTTAGCGACTATCGCGTCATATCTTGGTGTTGCCATATCCTATTCTCCTTATACTCGTTTAATATTGCTTGTCTGTAGTAGCGGATAGTCAGAAATAATAATCTGCTTTAGCTTACGTAGG